GCTGTCGCCTTTTGTTCTGGCGTCATCGCCATAACTACCCCCTGTCGTGGAACAAGTAGCGACGAGACTTAGGCCATTCGGGAGCGGTGGCGATGTCTATAAACTGCGCCGTACCATCCCCCTCGTTGCTAAACGCTTCCCCGCGCTGTATCTGTTGTTCGTATTGGCGCCGAAATTCCCGCGCCCGGTCGCTAAACGCTGTTGCCCGGCTAGGATGATCTACCGCGTCGGCGTTGATTGTGCTGTCACTGGTACGGCTGTACTTGCTTGCCAGCGCCTCGCAGATGAGCGAAGCGGCCAGGTAGCAAACCGCATGGAAATGTTCAGCTGGCACGCTACACTGAATCGACTTGTAGATGAAGTTGTCAGCGTCCGTAACCGTGCTGACCTGTGCCGTGGCGACTTCCTCATCTTCAGCGGCTACCCAGTTGGTGCCGTCAAAGTAGATCCAGTCGTTCAGGCTCAGGCCGTGGGCCGTCTGCGCCACGCTGGTTGTGGCCGTCGTCACGCTCCAGGCGTAAGGGGCTGTAAAGCGTACCCGCGCCGTTTCGCCGCTTGCCGGGGCCACCGTGTCAAAGCGCAGATAGCGCAACGTGGCATCCCAGTAATCGTCGCTCCAATCGCCGGGGTCCAACATCTGCGGCTCATGGTCAGCCGTCACCGCTTCAGCCGGGTATTCAATGGCCAGCACTCGGCTAAACCCATCAACAAACGCCGACAACACCGCGCTACCGCCCGTCAATGGGTAGTAACGCCCGCCATTACCAGACACATCCTCGGTTGCCTCTTTGGGCCGCTCGATGCTGTACATTTCAACAGCGGCCTTAATCTGCAATTCCCGACGGTACTGGATTAGCTCGTTGTTATCTGCGCTAATCAGGCTATCAACCTGAGCGCGGAAGGTGCCAAGTGCAAACGCCATCTAGTTGTATTTAATCCAGGCGACCTTATCGCCGTTTTCGGCAGAATCGAACCAAAGGTCGTTGAGGTTATTCACGAACACCGGCACCGCCTCACCTTCAGCAAGGGGGAAGCCGGTTGTGCTGGCTACATCGTCGCTGCCATCGTTGCCCACGTAGACAACCCCGGTATTACCCGCCATTGCCTTAATGACGAACTCTCGCCCCGGCACATTAGTGCCACGGACAGCGGTGCCAGCGGTTGTGACTGTGATTTGTCCGCTTCTCGGTTCAGCCATTACTTAGCCTTGCGCGTCCTGCGCTGTTGCTTTGGCTTCTCGGCCTCGGCTGGTTTTTCTGCGGGTGCGGCTGGCTCTGGAATATCGGAGAAGGAGATTGTCAGCTTAGGACAACCGGCAATCCCCCGATCTTCGATAATAGTGACCTGCCCGGCCTCTTCATCAACGGAGCTGCCCAGAACCTTGGCAGGGTCAACGCCAAGCGCCGCACATGCCCGCTTGACTATTTCTTTCATTACGCTACGCCTTGCAGGTAGTAGATAACGACATCAAAGCGGTTAGCCGCTGCGCCGTTGTTGACATCAATCGTCAACTCAGAACCACCAGCCGCGAATACCGGCGTATTGGTGCCGCCCGTTCCAGGGGTAAGCCAGGTGCCGGGCACATCCTTATCGCTGGCATCAACCCCGGCAATCATGGCCGTACCATCGTCGTTAATGTCAATGGTCGCGCCCGCGTCATCTTCCAGCGGCGCGGCAGACACGCCAACGATGGTGATACCTTTCGGGATGTACCAGTAAGCAGCCAACGCGCCGGAAGCAGCAGCCTCATCAGGGTCGGTAATGTTAAATACCTTGGTTAACATAGTCATGTAGTTAATCCTTTTTAGCGGGTAGGGGAAGGGTCTGTACCCCTTTCCCCATTCCCTAAGCCGCCAAATTAGGCGACGTTGCTCTTATGCAGCGGACGGAAGTCGGACACCGGGGCGCAATCCTCGGAACCGCTGAAGCGCCAGGTCATCATCCGAACCTTGAAGCGCAATTCATCGTTCGTGAACATGGCGCCGGCAGTTTCGGATTCGCTGGCGTACAGTTCCGGTACACGTTTGCCGCGCAGGAAAATAAGCCAGATGGCCGGGTGCATCATTGGGTCAGCCACAGTCGCCCAGTTGTTGGTATCCGTAAACTGGGGAACCTGAATGTAGTCAAACGTGCCATTGTGGATATTGACTGCCGAAGCGTTGTTGCCCGTCGCCGGCACAAACTCACTGTTGCGAATCTGGAGCGCCGTACCACGCAGGTCAACCGGACCCAGCAGGTAACGCGGGGCGATGTTGAGCCGACGCCCGACACCCAGCTGTTGATCCGTCTGCTTACCCATGGCGGTGTAAACCGCGTCATAAGCAGAGTAGGCCAGGGCCGTGGTCAGCAGGTTGGCATGACCGCCCGCCGTGGTCGTGGCGGTAGCGTTGAACAGAGCGCCTGTGTCAGCCAGAGTCGGGCCAACGCCGGAGTTGTTCAAAAAGACATTCGCCACGAGGTCAGACAGGGTGTTGTACCAGCTGTTGGCCAGGCGCGTGGGGATGGTGCGAATCTGACCCAGCTTGTCATTCAGCAACGTTTCAAGCGTTACCCCGATGTAATTACCTTTCTTGACAAACGAGGCAGTCTCTTCGTCGTCAGCCCACGCCAGTTCGGTGTAAGCCGCACCCTCATTGACCACACTCAGGCTGTTGAGGCCGTAGGTGCGGACCAGCGTAGCCTGGTCGATGGTGTCAACCTCTTCCACGCGGACAATCGGGTCCCACCATGTTTCACGTACGCTGTAGTCGGCAGCCAGCTTCAGATTCAGCGCATTCTTGACGATGCTGGACATGCTGGACTGCGTAACGCTCTCATAGGCGCGGTCATTGCTGAACGGGTCGCCACCAACGAGGTTGTAAACCCATTCACTCATGCGGCGAGCAGTGATGTTCTCGCGTCCGCCCTTGACCCACGCCTGGTAACTTTCGCTCAGTCGGGCTTTGACATCTTCGTCGTCGCTTTGGTGCAGCGCGTTCCAGGCAGAGTTGCCCAGCAACAGGCGGGTAAAGGCGATCTCGGCCATGTCCCGCTCATTCATTCCCATGGACACGCTGCCACGGGTCTGGCCGCTTTCGGCAACACGCCCGGTCGGGTCGGTGCTGGCCTGAGCTTCTTTTGCTGATTTAATCACAGGCTCAATATCCTTTTCGCTGGTGATGGCTTTGCGGGCCAACTCAGCGAACCGGCCCGTCAGCTTGGCAGCTTCGATGGCCTTATCCACCTTCATTTCAAAACGCAGCCGGTTAACCTCTTTCAAAGCTTCCACGGCTTGCTCGGACTCAGCGGCTTCAGTCTCTTCGACCTCAACCTCTTCTGTCTCGTCCTCTTCGGTCACGGCTTCCGCTGCGGGCTGCAAGGATTGGGCCAACTGGCTAACCAACCCCTTAACCTCGGCAAGTTCTGCCGCAAGTCCGTCGAGGTTCATCTCATTCATGTCAGACATATGATTTACCTCATTGTTAGCAGCGATAGCCCGCACAAAACCACCACCGGCTGCCGGGTCGCCCACTAAATCAACACTATTAACTTTAGGAAATCCGGTAACGACCGGATAAGAAACACCGTCTATAACTTTTGTCTCGTCCTGCTTGGTAAAAGCATCAAGAGACAGGCCAACGGACTTAAGCACCTTGGCCTCAAATGCGCTCATCAGCTTGCCAGCTAACCCCTGGTCAACGACCTTGAAAATACCTTTCAGTTGCCGGCTGGCCGCATCCCACGCCACATCTACAATTGTCCCCAACCATTCGCGAGCTGGTGAACGCATCCCGCCCCGCGCTTGAAACTCTTCTTCAGTTAGATGGTCGTCGTATACCTTGACGCCCTCAAACATCGCCGCCGCCATCGCAACGGCACCTGTATCGTACAGCCGCCCGTTTTTGCTACGAATAAACTCCCGCGCATCCTCTTTGATAAGGCTGTCGGGGCTGTCGGGGCCGATGATGACAACTTCCCATTCTTTGCCGGTCAAGTTATCGCCAGCAGGGGAGATGTCAGCCTCTAGTATGTGGGAAGTGTACTTATAGGTATGCGCCATAGAAACAAAAAAAGCGGCCCCCTAAATGGAGGCCGCTGCGGTAAACCCGGTTGGGCGGAGTTGTTTGATTAAAAAGTGGCAGTCCTGAGCATTAATTAAAAACTAATGCCGCTAGGCACCACTTACAAAATAGTATAGCAAGGGGCAGGGATGGTTGTCAAATGTCAACGTTGACCGCCAATGCTTTTCGCCTGAACGGTGAGGCGTGCCCCTGGCATGGCCTTTCTTAACCAAATCGGCCATGTTGTCCTCATGGGTGCCAACAAACAAATGATTAGGGTTGCAACACCATCTGTTATCGCACGTGTGGCTCTTCTTGCATCTGCTCACTCGTCATCACTTGGCGCTGTGTCGGCTCCAAATAGCCGCATTCGATCATAAGCGATTCCAGTTGGACGCCGATACTGATAACCGTCCGGCGCATGTCATTGAATTGCCGTTCATGGCGCTCAGTTAATCGTCGTTGCCGCAACGCCCTGTTTACACCGTTGCTCATACCGTCGTAAATCTCCTAGTCTCGCCGGGCATCAATACGACGCCCAGGTCATCATATACGGTCAGGATCCGGCACCCGCAATTAATAGTGTTCTTTGCGCTGCCGTTCGGGTCGAGTGGGTACATTAGTGCTTCCCCATCCACAATAAACGGCTCATTGGCAGAGATGGGGTTGGCCAGCGTTTCCATATGCGCGGCTACGTGGCTAGGCCGGCTGGTCGGTTGCAGCGGGTTAACCCATCGCTTCTTCACGTTCGGGTCATCCTGCGCCGCTTGTTTCAGCGTGTCAGCCGCCGTAATGTTGAACGTCCGGCCTGTCTCGGTTCGCAGGATGCGCTCGGCATCGTAATAGACGCCGGTCGTCTTGGTTCGCCCACCCCGGCCTACCTGCCCCAATATGCGGTCAATAGCTTGCATGGCGTCGTTTGGGCTGGCCTCGCCTAGCGCGTTGATTCTGAGCGCCCGCCGCATGGCAGAGCGCATGTCAGCCGTTAGCCCGCCCACTATCAGGTCAACCGTATGCCCCACCAATGGCGCTAACCTCTGAAGCTGCGACGTGGTAGCCAATGGCGCATTGATAGCCAGCAACGGTTCCAGCACGCTATCCGCGCCATACTGCCCTGCTTGCCGTATCGTCTGGTCAGCAATCGCCGCCATCTGCGCCCCGGTCTGCTCGATAAGCGCCTCGACATCAACCAGCAAGCGGCTAATAGTCGCCGCGTTGATGTCGCCCCGCGTGATGCGGTCGGCAAGCTGCGCCCGCAATTCGCGGATAGCGGCTTGAAGCGCCAGTACCCCGCGCTGTTCATTGGCAGCGGCTAGGCGTAGCACGTCGGCCAGGGCTTTGCGGAAATCAGAGCGACGGGTCATTATGCGCTACCGTTTAACACTATCTCCGGCTCAACATCGCCGCTAGTCAGCCGCCCATCAGGGCTAGCAGCCGCCGATGCCAGATTGCCCACTAACTGGTCGTTGCGCTCCTGCTCATCGTCCATCGCTTCAGCCGCTACCGCTTCCAGTTCAGTCATGGGGTCGATGTCAATGCCAAACTCAGCCATCAGCCGCGCCCATGACTTTGCCGCTGTCTCTTCGGTAATCCAGCCAGCTTCTGCCGCCGTCATTAGGGCGATGGCGAACGGGCCAAACAGCGGCACAACCTGCGCCATATCCTTTGTGCTGAGTTCTGGCAGGTTGACGGCAACTTCTATCTCATCATTCTCGGATAGGTTGCCCGCGATGATGGCCTGGTCGATAACAAACTGCAATATCATTTCCAGCATATCCCGTACGCTGGCCTGGTCATATTCCAGGCTCTTAATAGTCGGGTCGCCCTGCGCCAGCGCCGTAGCCCGGTTGGCATCATCGCCATAACCGAACCAATGCACCGGAAAGCCCACCCCGCCTAGAATCAAGCCAAGGATGGCCCGGTAGGTGGCGATGCTGCCTTCCTGCCTTAAGTCAGGCGTCATCATGTCCCACTTCTCGGCGTCCAATGTGTAGACATTGATACTGCCCTTCTTGGGCGGGTTGGCCATAATTTGCCGGGTGCGCTTGTCTACCTGATCCGGCCCGCCCGTCACGCCAACGAACCAGCTAAAGAAGTCTGCATACTGCTCCCGGTCGCCCAAAGCGAACAGCGTTTCGTCGGCCTGGTCAATCCAGTCGGCAACCTGAATGAGGTCACTCACCCCGCGCTTCTGATTGGATAGCCGGTTAACGCCTGACCAGAACACGGAGCCGTTGTACTCGCTACGCCCGTACTCGGCCAGCATCACGCTCTCCCACTGCTCCCGCGTAGCTTGCTCCCACGTTACCAGCTTCCCGGGGTAACGCGGCTGCACGACACGCCCGTCAATCACCGCCTCTTCATCCTCGCGGATTATCCGGTACACTTTGGCCCGCTTGCCGGCGTTGTTCTCGCCAACGACAACCGCCCACATCTCCATCGCGTTCTCAGGGTGGCAAATGATGTCAGTAATCTCAGATGGGTCAATGTAGCCCAACTTGGTGCGCCCGTCACTCTCCCGCACAAACGCCGGGTAGCATTGTTCGCCAAGCAGGAAGAGTTGTAGCGCAAACTCACCGGCCCGCTTGCTCATCCGGTTAGTCGCCCAAAAGTCCGTCACAATCCCCACCGCGTCATCGTCACCCGTTACAACTGGTGACACATTACGCCCGGCGATGTGGTCTCGCTTCAGTGTCATGATGCGCTTGGCAACCGGACTAGACTGCCACAGGCTCCAGGCGGTGTCCATCAGCTGTTGCGCCGACGCCTTGCCAAAGTCCCGCAGCCCCTTGCTGGTACTACGATAACCCAGGCTCTTAGTCGTGCCGGTTGTCGGCTCATCGTTGCCGTCGTTATAGCCCTGAGCATAGGCGGCTTCTTTTGCCCGCGCCACGCCCTGCTCATACTCTTCCCGCGTAATGCCGCCGATAGCCTCAA